CTCCCGGCGTTCAAATCATTGAAACCGACTTATCTCAGACTATCACAATACCTACAGGTACTAGTGTATACGTTGCAGGTTTCGCTTCCCAAGGTCCTACTGATGAAGTAATACAAGTTACTTCGATTTCCGAATTTGAATCAATTTTCGGTACACCGACAAACGCTGCTGAGAGTTATTTTTATTATAATTGCCAAGCTGTTCTTAATTCAAGCGGAAATCTTCTAACTACACGTCTTCCCTACGGTTCTGGTAACGGTTTAGGATTTGCTGCTACATATAGTGCCCTTGTTTACCCAGTTGTTTCTGCTAATACAGGATTTACAATCGGTGCTCCTGTTCACCAGACACTTACCCAAAGTCAATACTTAGCAATTCAGCAAAGTAACTTTATATGGGGAGTTACCAATCCTGCTACAGTAGGTATTGCTTCAGGTACCAATGGTGTACCTGTACAAATTAACGGTGGACTTATTGTTCTTAACGATGCTCAAACAGCTGTTGATGAATACAATCAAGGCTATTACATAAACATTGCAGACAATACAAATTGGGGGCCAACTTCTCCTTACACTGAAGTTATTAATGTTGTAGGTCTTTCTGCTCAAGATACCTTAGTAACAATACCACCTTCAAGTCTCGCTTTCACTTTAACAGCTGCTTATGGCACTCAAGGCAATTCAATATCTCAGGTTATTGAATCAGTACCAACATACAACTTTGGTAATGCTAGCTATAATGATTCTCTTGTATTGACTCTCTTCAAGATTCGTAAGTCAACTTATCAACCTAACGTTCTCACATATTCGTTAGTAGAGTCTTATATCGGTTCGTTAAATCAAAATCGTACAATTAACGCTCCTACAGGAGGTGCACCTCAGTCCTTCTACTTACAGAATCTTGTTAACAATAATTCTAATAATATAGGTCTTTTTGTTAACCCAACTATTTCAACCTTTACTAATTGGACATCCCTCTCAGGTAACACACCTGGACAAACAGTAAGAGTTGCTACTTCAGCGGCTAATCTTTACGCTGAAGGTGTATACAATCCAACATATTCAACTAATGGAGAAGTAATTGGTAGTGTTGATCTAAAGATCACTCGAGCCCTTTCACTTGTCAGTGCACCAGAAACAACAACAATTGATCTTGTTGTTGACGCAGGTTTATCAACAATATTTGCTAATACATCTGGATCAGGGCTTGGTATAAATGGAATACAAAATAATTATTACAACGATACAATTTACGCTGACGTTAATTCATTAAGTGCTTACGGTACATCAACAACATTACAGAATTGGAATACAATCTTTAACATATTTAACAACTTCTGTCAGAATACACGTAAGGATTGTATGTTTATTGCCGATCCTTTAAGACAGATATTTGTTAACGGTGCTAATACAAAGACATTAGATAACCCTAACAATAACTTCACATTAAACATCTATAACCCTTTACAGAATTCGTTAGCAAATGTTGATACAAACTACGCTGCAATTTATGGTAATTGGCTAAAGACTTACAACGCTTTCTCAAATAACTATATTTGGGTACCAGCCTCTGGTTATGCTGCTGCGACATATGCAAATTCTGATACAGCTACCCAACCTTGGTTCGCTCCTGCAGGTCTAAATCGCGGACAGTTACGTAACGTAACCGACATTGCTTTCAATCCTAATCAAAAGCAGCGTGATTATCTCTACACTATTAGTGTTAACCCGATTGCGCTCTTTAGCGGAGAAGGATATGTATTGTTTGGTCAAAAGACATTACAGGCTTTACCATCTGCCTTTGATCGTATTAATGTACGTCGTTTGTTCTTAGTACTTGAACGTGCTACCAACAAGGCCTTAAAATACTTTGTATTTGAGCCTAATACAGTCTTTACACGTACACGTCTTGTAAATACAATTAACCCGTTATTTGATCTTGCTAAGAATACTCAAGGTTTATATGACTACTTGGTTGTCTGTGATCAGAGAAACAATACCCCAGCTGTAATCGATAACAATCAATTAAACGTTGATATTTACATTAAGCCAGTTCGTGCTGCAGAGTTTATCTTAGTAAACTTCATAGCTACAACAACTAGCCAAAATTTCAACGAATTAATTTAATAAATATATAAAATTATGTCACAAAATATCGCCGACTTCTACACATCAATACAAGCTAATGACTTTGCAAGACAGTTTCAGTTTCGTGTCTTGCAATTAGCAAATATTACGTTTGATGATTCATCACTCGTTTATATTGAAACAGCTAACTTACCTGGTCGTTCAATAAACAATATTCAAGTACCTTTTATGGGATTGAATTTCAATGTACCAGGAACAGCTAGCTATCCAGGTTCAGAAGGTTGGGGAGTAACATTCCGTTGTGATCAGAATTATAATATTAGAACAGCTTTAGAGAACGCTACAATTGCTACATTCGATGATAGCTCTTCAACAGGTTCTTATAACATTGCTACTCCTGCAAGTAATATTATCTTAGCTCTTCTCGGTAAGGACGGTTCATTTGTTCGTCAGTATACACTCTTCGGTGCGTACGTTGTATCATTAGATGCTCTTACTTATAATTTAGGAGATAATGGAACAATTGTAACTCAACCTGCAACACTTGCTTATCAGTATTGGAGAGTAACTGGTGGTACAAACCCTATAACAGGGTTTAGCGGACTACAAGCTTAATAGTTAGTTTTAGCAATAAGTAATATTGCTATATGCCAACTAACTCAGGTGATCAAAGTACAGGTGGTCAGATACCGTTTTTCTTAGAAAACGTTTTAAGTACTCCTGCTGGTGCACTACCTAAAGGAGCTCAATGGGTATTGAGATTCATCGGGGATACACTCAGTACAACCGGTAAACCTGATTATAAAGGTATTTTACCTGTTAACGCTATTAAAGCAGGGGTAAGTTACGAGCCTAATGCTTGGCAAATACAAAATGCTTTAGATATTGTTGTTAATAACGAAGCGTATCAAACAACAAAAGGTTGTATGTTCGCTCAAGCTGTACAAATACCTGGTGAAGGTAATCAAGTAAATGCTGAAGGTATAATGCAAAACGGCTTTATTAGAGGTACAGTCGGAGCAGGAAGAGAAGCATACAATGGTATGCAAATTGTATTCTTAGAAACAAATGTAAGCTTTGTAGACAACGTTATTAGACCGTGGACAATAGCTACATCTCATTTAGGTATGATAGCTAGAAAAGGAGATCTTAATTATCGTAGTACCATACAAGTTTGGAAATTAGGTGTAACAGACCCATCTGTCCCTGCAGTTATTTTACAAGAGTATCTATTTTACGGAGCATGTCCTATAACTATTGACGGTGAGGAATATAACTATTCTCAAACTAGTGCTGCAATTAATCGTAATACAACATTTACATATTATTATTATACATTAAATTCCTATATTGATGGTAGTTATAATAAAAAATCTAATGTTACAATTAACGCAACTAATAGCTCTCCAACTCTTTTAGGAGAAATTATAAACGGTTTGACTAATCCTATCATACCTTTTAATTTTATAACACCTGCTGAAACTCCTATTATACCTGCTTTTAATATATTAACAGAAAATATACAACCTATTATACCTGCTTTTAATATATTAACAGAAAATATACAACCTATTATACCTGCTTTTAATAATACAACTCCTAATGTTACTCCAACTATAAACTCTAATACAAGCAATCTTAATATTACAGAGCCTCCTCGTACCGTAGAAACAATTAGTAGCACTACCCCGACTGTGTTACCTTCTGTAACACCTTCAGTAAATACAACTATACCCCCTCAACCGACTATAACACCTGTAAGTAATACAACTATACCCCCTCAACCGACTATAACTTCACAGGTAAATACAATTATACCTTTACAGTTCTTTATAAACCCATCTAAACTAACTCAACCAGAAACTCACCCTATTATACAAGCACAATCAGGATTAACTAACCTTAACACTTTGGTTAAAAAGAATATTATTAACGCAGGTGTTCCTTCATCTTCTGTTAAAATAACCCCGATTATTTTACAAACTAGTAGTAGAGCTCAAGCTGTAATAAAAGTCTAGAATTTTAAGTTATTTTAATATAAATTAATAAGTGAGCAGTTTTGTAAGTAAAATAAAAATAAGTGATAAAACACTTTATTGTAAAGAATTAAAAGTTAAACATCATAAGACTATATTAAAAAGTCTTTTAGGTAATACTCCTGATTACGAATCTGCTTTTTATAATATTAGTAATATACTTACTAAATTAACTAATATTAAATTTGAAGAAATAAATCAGCTTAATGTTATTGATTATTTTTTACTACTATTTGAAGTAAGAAGTTTAAGCATAGGTAGTTCTATTGCTGCTGAAACAACAGGAGAGAAAGTAATAAAGTTAAAACTTAATGTTAATAAATTTAGCGAATGTTTAAAAAAAATTAATATAGAAGATTTATTACAACCAGAAACAGTCGATAATATTACTATAGAATATAAATTACCTACAATACAAGATATTGTTAATATAGATATTAATTCTCAAGAAACAGTTTATAAATTATTTGTAAAATCCCTAATAGTAAAAGATTTATATCTTGATCTAACAGATATAGATTCTAATGCCTATATTGAAATTTTAGAGTATTTACCTGCTAAAGTTGCATCTTGTTTTAATAAACGTTCTCAAAATCTAATATCTAAATTTAATGATATAAATCTTCTTTCTTATTTACCAGGATTAAAAAATGAGCAGTTAGTTTTTAATTTTAATATTAATAATTTAGGATCTATTTTAAAATTATTATTTGGTGAACAGTTACTAACGCTATATTCAAATATTTTTACATTATGTAATCAAGGTAATTTGACACCTGAATATATTGAAAATTGTACACCTGGTGAGTATATTTTGTTTGTTAAAAAAATAGAAGAGATAAATCAAACTAGTAAAGCATCTTTACCGTTAGATATAAATGTACCTACACAAAATTTTGGTTACCCTGACGTACCTACAACAACATCTAAGTCGGAGTTTCCGTCTATAGGTTGATATGTTAAAGAATTATTACTAAGTACAAATATGAGTAATGCTAAGAAAGTTATTGAGCTATTAAAAGAACTTGAAGTAAGTACATCGTTTGATATATATTTACCATCTTTACAAAAAGAAGTAAAATTTAAACAACTTACTACTGAACAACTTAAAAGAATCCTCAGAACCGCTCTTATTACTGCAGGTTATAATTCCGAATTTATTTTAACATTTAATAATATTATTAAAGAAAACTGTCTAGATAAATCTATTAATACCGATAATCTAACTATTTACGATAAAATTTTTATTATCTATAAAACTAAAATTGTTAGTATATCACCTGATTATAATTTTGCATTTACTGATGAAGAAATTAATACATTTTCATTAGAAGAAACAAACAAAACAATATCTCTTATAGATATCTTTAATATATTTGTAAATAGTAAAACAGAGTTTAAACCTGAAACTACCACATATAACGGATGTACTGTTACATGCAATATACCGTCCTTAGCTACAGAAAATAAACTTGAAAGTGAATTACACAAGAATATTATTATTAATTTAGAATCTGAAAATGAAGTAAGTAAGGTAATAAGTGATGCGTTTATTAATGAAGTAGCTAAGTTTGTAACTTCTGTTAATATAAACGAAGAGGAAGTTAACTTCCTATTATTAAACTTTACTGAAAGAATAAAAGTTATTGAAAATTTACCAGTAACAATAACAAGCTTTATTTTGAAGTATATAGAGAATTATAAAAAAGCTATTGAACCTCTACTATCTTATACTTTTGTAACAGATAAAAACGATACTATAAGTAAAGATATAACATTAGATCCAACGTTCTTTAACATTTAAATCTCGAAACTATCTTCTTAAATAATATAAGGAGATGGATACTGATAATAAATTAGATGAGATACTAACGAAATACCTAGATAATAAACTAGGCCCTATTCTTGCAAAACATTTTAATAATGTTGTAGAGGATAATCTAGCTATTTCTAAAAAGAAAACTTCTTTAGCTGAACGTGTTAACGAATCAGGTGGTTTGTTAGGTGTAGGATTTAATTATCTTAAGAAGAGATATACTGATAATAAAGAAAAAAATAATACCCCTACAGCTGTAGAACAAGCAGGGGTAGGTAAAGCAATAAAAGCTACTGAACCGGTAGTACCACCATTAGAGACTCCATCTCAAAATTTAATAACACCTGAACGACTTAAAACAGGTGAACCAGCTACAGCTAGTAATAAAGAAGAAAAACGCCTTATTAAAGGTGAAGATAATGTTGTTTTAATTGGAGGTATAACACCTCATGGAGTAGAAGATTTAGCTAGAAAATTACCTAAAGCGTTTAAGCATGTTTTAGAAGACCTTTCTAAGCATTTAGGTAAAGCATCTACAGAAGAAAAGAAACCTAACGAACCTGCTTCTGGTGGTGGAAGCGGTAACGGGCTATTAGGTACTATATGGGACTTTTTTAAAGGTAGAGGTGGTAAAAAAATAGCTGCTAAAGAAGCTGAAGAACTTGCTGCTAAAGAAGGTGGTAAGCTAGCTACAAAAGCTGTTGGAAAAGTAGTAGCTAAAGAAGGTACAGAAATAGCAGCCAAAGAAGGAGGTAAGCTAATTACAAGTGCAGTAGCTAAAGAAGGTACAGAAATAGCTGCTAAAGAAGGTACAGAAATAGCTGCTAAAGAAGGTACAGAAATAGCTGCTAAAGAAGGTGGTAAGCTTGTTACAAGCGCTGTAGGTAAAGAAGGAGCTGAAATAGCTGCTAAAGAAGGTACTGAAGTTGCAGCTAAAGCAGGTGGAAAAGCAGGAGGTAAATTAGTAGCTGAAGAAGGAGCTAAAGTTGGAGGTAAGGTTCTTGCTAAGGAAGGGGTAAAAATTGGTGGTAAAGCATTAGGTAAATCCTTACTTAAAAAAATACCTTTAATAGGAGCTGTAGCAGGATTAGGATTTGGTGCTCAGCGCGCCCTACATGGTGACTGGTTAGGTGCAGCTGGAGAAGTAGCTTCCGGAGCTGCTAGTACAATACCTGGATTAGGTACAGCAGCCAGTCTAGGTATTGACGCTGCTTTAGCAGGACGAGATATTTACAAAGCATCTAAAGGAGAAGGCGAAGGAGGAGCAACACCAGAAGTTACTGGAGCTCCTGCACCTACAGAAGCCGGAGCTGCTCCCGTAGCTGACATAGCTGCAGCTCCTCCAGCAGTACAACCCGCTGAACCAAGTGTACAACCTGCTGCTGTAATAGCCCCGCCTCCTCCCTCACCTACAACACCTGATCATGGAGATATTTTAGGAGATATATCTGCTAATACAGGTAAAACAAACGATCTTATAAGTTCATTAACTCAGGCAATAATGAAATTAGCACAAAACGCAGGAAATAATAATTCCGGTCCTAATATTGTTATGGGAGGAAGTGAACCACCTAAACAAGCTTCGGCTGCTGATATGATGGCAAATAATTCTGATCCTATTAGAGCCGTAAGATCGAAATATACATCTTAAATATTATAACCCATGGCACCCAGAAGCAACAATAGTCAAGGAGCTAAACCTACACCAGCTTATGATAAAGCAGGTAATACAGCTAACACACCTTTAAATACAACTTATAATGTTGTAACTGATTACACCTGGACCTTATCCCCTCGTCGAGGCATTAATAATCAAGGTGCTTCATCAGGATCTATAAATGATGTACCTTATGTTGCGTTAACTGAATATGCAGTTACAGAATCTTTTATTCGTCAACAAATTTCAAATTTTACATCTAATGCAGGAGATATTATTGGTAGTGTAGTTAATACCGCTCTTTTTCAAACACCTAATTGGAAAAATAAAAACGATATTTTAGCTCCTTATGACGCTTTATATCCAAGAAATGCACCAACAAAAAATATATACATATTACCTTTTTTTGATGATATAAATTTTGAGATTAATACACCTGTATGGGAATCAATTGATGCTTTAGGAGCCGCTGGAAGTTTTGCAGGAGCTGCTTCTGATTTAGCATTTGGTAAAAATTCTCAATTTGTAAAAGGAGCTGCAAGAGCTGTCGGAGGTATAGGATCCGGTATTTTAGCATTTTCTTCTCCTAAAGTAGGAGCTTTAGATCGTCCTAGGTTATGGTCTTCTCATGCTCCCAGAACAATTAATATTAGATTCCCTTTATTTAATACCCGTAACGCTGATGACTGGATTAAAAATAGAGGACTATGTTGGACATTAATACGTCAAAATTTATTTCAAAAATTAGATACGGTTAATAGTATACCACCTGTGTTTTATGAAGTTCTTATTCCCGGACAACATTATAGTTACGCTTCTTGTGTTACTAAATTAACAATTAATAATAAAGGTAATATGCATACATTTACCGACCCTAGTAACAAAAATGCTATTTGTGTCGTACCTGATGCATATGAAGTAAACATAACATTAGAAGATCTTGTTATGCCTAGTCAAAATTTGTTTGATGCAATACAATCTAAGCAAGCTGAAGTTACAACATCGGTAAAAGCTTTTATTCCTACTATTACAACACCGAACCCTACACCAACTCCAGCTACTACAGTTCAAAATATTATTGCTTCTACCGCCGGTCAACTGACACCAGTATCTCCTGCTTATTAATAATATGAATCAAAATAGTATTAAATCTTTACCTTCCTTAACTGATGAAAATTATGAACAAATTTTCAATGTGTATCAAGATAATAATGGCGATTATTTTTATAATTTACTTCAATCTATAGTTATACCTACTAATTTACCGACAGGTTATTACAACAAATATAACGTTGTATATGGGGATACCTGGCCTTATATATCTTATAAGAATTACAATACGCCTAATCTTTGGTGGGTTATAACAAGTGCTAATAATATTATTGATCCTACTTCCATTCCTGAACCTGGAACAGCTCTCTATATTTTAGACTCTAATATAGTCTCCAGAATTTTAGATAAAGTTTCTAACTCTGTTAATATATAAAATGAATAAAGTAACTTCAGCTATTTTTACTTCTAAATTTAATCAATTAGCTTACGAAGTTGAGTTATATTTAGATAACGGTGTCAGTCAATATGCGATTAATTCTAACGCTATTATTGCCCTCAATATTGAAGAGTCTCTGTCAAATTGGGCAGCTCAAGGAACAATATCGTTTTTATACGATCCTGAATCCGGAACTGGTACTTTTAGTTCAGTAACTGGTCAACGAGCTGACGCTACAACAAATGTAAATGAATTACCTAATAAACCGTTTTATGTTTTTAGAAATGATGGAAGCGATTTATTAAGAGTTAGATTAGTACCTAAATTACAAACAACAGCAGGAGGAGCAGCTGATAACAATAATAATATACCTGATAATATTGATAAAGTAATGTGGTCTCTTTCCTATCTTTTTTCAGTATACGACGCTGAAGATGTAGATAATCTTCCTGGAGCTAAAGGACAAGCATCAGCTACTCTCAAAGGTTTAAAACTTTATTTTTGGGATTCTTGGTATCAAAAAATGATTACAAATACCTTAGAGTATTCTACAGGTCTTTCTCCTTTATTAAACGGTTCTAGTCAAACAGCTCCTTCTAGCTTTTATAATTCAGCTACTATACCTACAGGCTCTGCTATAAAAGAAATTATCGAACAATCTTTATCTGATATAATAAAAGTAGGTAGTAATAATAATGCTGCCCCTAATCCTAATGAATGGACGACTCCATATATTAATTACGATCCTGTTGGAACAGGTAAGGACTGGGATCAAGGAGGAGGAGAAATATTCTTTACTGCCCCAGCGGATTCAACAGCAGCTGAATGTCTAGATTACGTTTATAATCATCATGTAAGTGGAGATTTAGACGCAGGAGGTACAACTAATATCCCTAGAGATTTTTGTTTGCTAACTAAAGAAAGAGGTCCTACAGAATTAGATGTTGGTTACTTCTCTTTAAAACCTCTAGCTTCTTATTATCAAAAAGCAGGTAAGACAGCAGATGAACCTGGGGAATATCAATATGAACATTTTTATTTACAGACCTATTCTGATCCAAATAAAAGACCGGGAGCTAAAAAACAAAGAGGACCTAAATTAAGAGACGGTATTAATAGTAATCGTTTAGATATGAAGCTAATGAAATATAATATGATAACGAATTATCGTTTCATAGATATATCTGCTCTTACTAATAGTCAGCAATTTTGTACAACCCCTGTTTATTCTTTTAATTTTAGTAAAAGACAGTATAATGTTGAATTTGAAACTAATTCCGTAACTACAGCTAGAACGTTTATGGATAACAATTA